CGCCAGACTTTCGGAAAGCAGTGTCTTGCTCTACAAGTTCCACACGCTTACCAAATTCATTGAAACCACTTGATACTGTTGCAATATCTTTTGCAACTGCTTCAAATGATTGTTTTGCTGTTTCAACATCTACCTTTGAAGACTTAAGCATTTCTACTTCTGCCTGCAAAGACTTAACTGTTGAAACTAGATCGCTAAAGGCTGATTCTAGAGTGTTCTTGATTTCAGCAACTGAATTAACAACTGCTTCATCTGATTTAGATACTTCTACAACTTCTTCAACTACATTAACTGCAGGTGTCTCTTCAGACTTTGCAACTTCTTCTGTCGCTACGACTGCATCAGCCTTAACAACTTCTTCTGTAGGTGATTCAATTATGGCATCAACCTCTGGAGCGACCTCTGACTTTGCTACTTCTACTGCTGCTTCTGTTTCAATAACTTCTGCAACTGTTTCTGTTTTTTCTGTCATAGGTTGTACCTCCTTGTTAATCTTAGAAGTATTAATGCCTTTAGCACTATCAACTAAGAATTTTATCATGTTTGTTTTTTCACTATCCGTTTTCTCAACGAACCCTATGTTTTCCATCTGCTCACCAGTAATTGGGCTAAGTTCTGATTCATTTTCAGATGCTACAACTATTCCATTTTGCTTATCGTAAAAAACATTTTCCAACACAGTAGAGTCACCCTTAACAATATCTACTCCATCAACTTTTTCAACTGACATAATGTTTGCAAACTGATTTGCTGGGGAATCTACAAGACTCAACTCAACCAAATCATATTCTTTAATTACTCTAATTGTCTTATCTGATTTCTCATCATAAGCATCGTCCCACTTGTTCATTTTTCCACCAATAGAAAAACCAGTTAAAGTTCCGTCTAGAACTTTTTCCCAAGTATCTTGTGCACCCTTTGAAACGTATGCAGATACAAAAACACCCTTATAGAACTTCTTGGATTCTGGATCAAAGTACTTGTCTTCTTTAAAGTTAACCATCTTACCAACTGCTAGTGGTTGGTGCATTTCTCTAATGTTCCCACGGAATTTTGCAAAGGCTGCCATAGATGCTTCTGCTGTTACAATATCATCTTGCTTATCAACATTGTCAAGGGATGCGAAACCAGATACAACTCTGCGCTCTTTATCTATTTTGGTTAAAGGCATAGACAGGCGAATATTGTCACCATCTGAATTCCAATTTGCTTTTGATATAATCATGGTTATTCTATTATATACCCTTTTTTTTTAAAGTATCACTATTCGGACATTTCGGTCAAGTCATCAACTTTGCGACCTTCGCCTTTTGGATTTCTTCCACTTACTGTGGCTGGTCCATCAGACTGATTGTTTGTTCTTTCAGTGTCCCGTGCTCTGTTTGCATTATCGTTTGCTGCCTGTTCTGGCTTTGGATCAAACGGTTCGTTGCCACCCTCTATTTGAGGAAGTCCAAGAATTTCTCGCCCTTCATTTGGCATCATAACCTGAGTCTTAACAAGTCGCTCAATGATCTGTGACTGAGCAATTTCATCTGTAAGCGTAAGTTCATTAAACTTAAACTCCAGAATATCTGTTTTTTCTTTTACGATCTTATTAATCATTTTCTCAAGATTTCTTTGTGCTGGTCTTGCAACCTGCTCTTTAAATGTGCGGTCTTGTGAAAGTGCTGCTGCAATCGCTGCTGAATCAGAACCACCAATTTTAGAAAGAGGCACCTGATGTGCAACAAGAATGTCATCTCTGTTTTGCTTTCTGTATTCTTTAAATGATGCTTCTTGAATTCCGTTTTCTACAGGATCCATCTTAAACTCTACCTTGTTGGTGTCAGAGTCTCCTGGCAATGGAATGTAAAGGGTTCTATGATTTTGTCCCTTAAGACCAGTCTGCAAAAATCTAAACATCTTGTCTTCTGCCTCAGCAGATAACTTTGCGCCCTTAAGAGTTACAACGTATCTTGGAGTTGCTTTGTTCTGGAAGTAGTCAATATTGTATTGTGATGCAAGTTGATCTCCGTGAAGTGATCCAATTGCAGACATAATATCTGGTACCCCATAAAAAGTATTTAGTGGTGAGTATTCTTTAAAATGAATGATCTCGTTTGGACGGGCATCTGTTCCAAGAGGATTTGCATTTGTTGCTCCAAAGTTACGGAAGTAAACTACCTTATTTGCAATGACCTGAACAAAGCCGTCACGAAGACGACGAACACGCATTGTTGTAGATGGGATATGACCAACATATCCAATGTCTCCACGGACTGTTCTTCCTACTTCAAGGTATCCATTTCCTGTTGCCTGTAGATCAGTAAATATCTTTTCCATAGTTGTAGTAAAAGAATCTTCTGTGTTTAAAGATTCTAGCCAATCGCTTAACTCAATTTTGGCTCTTTCAATTCTTCTACGTGCATTTTCTGCTGTCTTTGGCTCTGATGCTTCTAACTTAAGCATTGTTCTTTGAGAAACCTTAAACTCATAACCAAGACCAACAATGTTTTCTACCTTAGCATCAATTGCTGCGTGGTTTGCAAATGAGGTGTCATAGAAACTTGCAAGTTCATAAAGATTCCATGGTGGAGTAATTACATCAAAAAGTCCGTAAGCGTTTCTAAATACTGTTCCTGAGTTAATTTCTTTAGACTTTGCTCCGTCACGACCAGTGCTTTCTGCTCGTGAACTTTCTATGTATGCTGGAGTTGCTTCTCCTTTTAGTACACGAGTTGTTCTTCTTTTAAAGTTGCTATCAAGTCCCTGCAAATCTTTGATAACATCCCAAGATTGATTAAAAGGGTCTTGCTTTGTAAATGTGTCGTCTTCTGGAAGTGGGACATCAGTTTTTGCTCTAATAAAAAGTTCTTTATCTTCACTCACTAGTCATCACTTCCATATTTAGCAATTGTATCTTTGGCTGCCTGTACTGCACCAAGGTCGTTCATAGAAGGAATGTATCCTTCTGAAAGTCTTTGCTTTTGTTCAGAGTATTCTTCTTCTGAGATTCTTGTTAGACCTGGTACGAATACACAGGTACCATCTCCTTCATCCCCGTAATATTTTGCAGCCTCTTTAAGTTTGGATATCTGGAAGATGTCACCCTTCATTGATTGAATATTTAAAACAGAGCCATTTCCATCTGTAAACCATTTTCCATTAGCCTTTTTATAAACATATAGACCCCAGTCATAGTGCTTTTCAATGACTCGTGCACGGGATTCTCCCACTTGCCCTTTCATTTTGGGCAAAGCCTTCTTCTTTTTACGTGGATCTTGAGTATTCATATACTAAAGTATACCACATTAGACAGCAGTAGAGGTTATTTGTTTCGAACTAATACCTTTGTAGACGGTATACTCGTATCCATTAACCGTAAATACCTTATCAGTATCAATAATAATCTTATTAGTTCCTGTATAACTCTTATATATTGTTGATGGATCTACTCCATAATAACTTGTTGAGGATAAAATTAAAACGCCATTCCAAACAAAAGAAGATGTTTTCCAGTTGTCCCACTCAAGGGTAAGGGGTAGAGCGTACTTAACTCCAAACCAAGGGCGCTTATCAACTCTTTGAACCTCTTGCAGGTTTGTTGACTGGTAATAAGATATTGTGTTAAATGTCATTGGTCCATTTAGATTAAGCGATCCAACTCTAGAGCCAAAGTCTAATAGGTTTGGGAATGATATGCCTAAAAAGCCCCACTCTTTTACAGTTATAACTGGATCTTTAACAATTTTTCCGTTCCAATAAAAACCTATGTTGTCTTCTAATCTTCCAGTTCTTACATTTAAAGCATAAATCTTAGCCCGTTCTCCATTTGGATGAATGGCTACCATGTAAAATTTTATATGAGTATCTTTTGATTCAATTTCAAATATTTCTGTTGAAGCGTAGGGGAATGCATCTTGATCATATCTCATTGCTATCTGCATAGCCATAACTTTGTAGTTGCTAGACATTTCTTTATTAATTGGAATAGACAAACCACGATTAACTATTGGATCAAATGTTCCCTTTAACTCTATTCCCGTATATCTTGTTAGATAGAGGTATGGAGAACTACCCTTGTAAATTGAAAAAGGATTCCTGTCTTTATAGTCATAGTAGAATCCAGATTTTTTGTATGGATACATTTCATTTCCAAATCTTGTTCCAATTGGATTTGGAGATGTTGAATTAAATGCTTGAGAAGCATACTCAAGGTTTCTAATCTTAACTTTGTTATTTATGATGCCCTTTACATTAAAATCTAAATGTGTAACAAGTGCAAGATCTAACACTCGAACATCTTTTGGTGGATAGACAATCATATTATTTACAACTTCATATTTTGTATTCATCCAGTTATCTCCTGGAACAACAATAGAATCGTTGGAAGGTTTTTCTATGTTAGTAAAGTTTGACTCTAAAAGGTTCGCTCCATTTTCTATATACTGAAATGTTACATAAGATTTAACTAAGGAACTTGAAGTGTCATACTTGTAGTTTTTAGATGCTCTATTTTTTAAATCATCGTAGTTTAAATACCCTGTAAATAGTTGGTTGTCTAAAGACTCATATGTTCTTTGTATTGGAACATTGTACTCATCTAATAATTCTCTATATGTCCACTCATCCGTTTGTTCTTCTTCAACAAAATTTGAGGGTGCTGGATAGTTAATATTAAATTGAATCAGATCAAGGTCATAGTATGAATTATTTTTTTTATCTTTTACAAACTGAGAAAAGTATGTTAAAGGAATATAGTCTTCCCAATATCCCTGTATATCAATGTCTAAAGTGTAGTTGTCAAAGTAGGATGAAGGAGAGAGGGTGTAACTTGCCGTATGATCCTGGAACCCATTTATAGAATATGAGTCTACTCCTCCTGAATCAACTACTTGATCCCACTCTGCGCTATTATTTCCAAAATAATCATCTGTAGAGTTATAGGCTACATCTACTGTGTTTGAGTATAATGCAAAAACATTTTCATCGTTTATAGGGATACCCCGCTCATTAAATAATCCCTCAATTTTTTTATGGTTTCGTTCTGTGCAAAAACCAACTTTATATATTTTGCCAGTAAAAGTTTGTGTTAGGTTTGATTTTCCACCTATGTAAAATTTTAATGTATTTATATTACCAAAAAAGGATGCAACGTTGCCTCCAAAATATTTAGAAACTTTATCTATATCTATTCCAGCAGAAAACATTTCGTTTAGTCCTATTCCACCAAGAGGTTGGCTGCCAGACCAAGAAAATGTTGCAAGGATTTGTTCTGTATTTCCATACTTTAATTTGTAAACAATGTTACTGCTAATTGTTGATATTTCAAAGTAGTCAGATGAGTTTTCTGACTCTACTCTAAATAAAGTCTGTGCTTGAGTTGGTTGCTCTAAAAATTTAAAAGAGCCATAAAAAGATCTAACCTTTTGATTTAAAAAATTTAAATTATCAAAATACATATATCCGCTTGTAACGGAGTCAAAAGAAAAGAATTTATCTGATTCATCCTGGATCTCTCCAAGGTCAGAATATAACTGATCAAGGTTTGAAGACCCTAAAACTATTTCTGGAAGTTTGTAGTCTGGGGTACACAAAAGATTATTTTCAACACTTAAGTTATCAACAATTGCCTGGTTCCATTTTCCTATATTTGGGTATGAGTAATTATTTGTATAGTCTGCAAAGGGATAGTCTATGTATATTGATGAACCACTGTATGCTTGATTAATGCCCTCTGGAAATTCAACTCCTTGACCATAAACAAATCTTTTTTTAGCAAGAACAATTGGAACAATGTATGTGTATATAGCAACACAATCAATCTCTATGGGAGATACATCTTCGTATGCATAAAATCCTATCCAGTCTTGTTCTTT